AAGATTAAAGCAATACACGATTTGCCTAATGAGTATAATGTATTAAGAATACAAACGGAAGTTGATAGAACTTACAATGGACCTATACGCATAATGCACTGGACCGGTTACAAAGGTAAAAATATTATTAAGGGATTGATATGAAAAGAATAGTACACATAATCGGTAATGGTGATCACGCAGGATATTACTGGAATGAACAAAGACATGGCATGAAAATAACATGTAATGTTCCGCCATTTACAATACCTAGTGTTTACGCTACTATCATGGTTGATTTTAAAATGATGAAAGCTATTCATGAAGGATCAGTAAGTTTTACTAGTGAATGGATAGTTGGAATGAGACCTAAAATATACATGGGAAATAATCCATCATTCCACATTAAGATGTCTCCCTACATCAAAGAATTCTACACAGAGCTACCGAAGTATGTAGCAAACTACACAGACTTTAACTGCGGTCATATGGCAGTTCACTATGCAGCAAACAAAGTAAAAGCCGAAGAAGTCCACATGTACGGATTCGATTCTTTGTTTGATTTTAATCTTAGAAGTTACACCGATCTGTTTTTAAATTCAGATAGAGGTGATGTTAATAATAACAGGCTTGCAAACAACTGGCGGCCGGTATGGGAAAATATGTTCAAGGAGTTTCCAAAGACAAAATTTATTTTATACCATAAGCACAATGCGATTAAAGTTAATGTTAATGATAATGTTAAGATAGTAACATACGATAAGATGGCTAAACCACCAGCATAACTTTTTTTCATTTAAGTGCATTTTTTCCTTTACATTCCGTGAATTTTATGGTATAATAGATCTATAAAATAAAAAAGGAGCTTAAATGTTTAATATCGAAGAATTAAAAAAGATCAGAGAATCATTAACAGACCTCGGTGATATCGTATGGAATGACATGGATTCACATGATCCTAAAACAATCAGAAATCTTGATGAAGCATTAGAAGCAGTTGATAAGGCTATAAAAAAATGTGCATAAAGTGCATTTTTTCCTTTACATTTGCTGAAAAATGTAGTATAATAGATCTATAATAATTAAAAGGGAGTTAGATATTATGGCAAAAGTTAAAAGTTTAGTTATGGATTCAATGGAAGAATTTTACAGTAACGCTGAGCATATCATTGAGAAAGCCGACTCATTGACACAGGCCAAAGAACATGTCGAAATCATGAGAAACAGAGAATTCAACTGGTTGGATAAATTTCAGGTTGCTGATGAAGTAGAGTTGTATTGGTATGCTTAATAACATCAATGCAATGAAAGCATTTGTTGCAGGTACTATAGGATTTATAGGACTATCATTCTGTAGTCCTCAATCTTATGCGTTATCATCACCGTACGAAGGTACTGCACACCAGCAGATTGTATGTCTAGCCGATAATATCTATTGGGAAGCACGTAATCAACCTGTTAAAGGTATGTTTGCAGTAGCATTTGTAGTTGATAACCGTGTTAGTGATAATCGTTATCCTAATACATATTGTGAAGTTATACAACAAGGTCCTACAAGACCATCATGGAAAGACAAAACTGTATACTTTCCAGTTAAAAATAGATGTCAGTTTAGTTGGTTCTGCGACGGCAAAGGTGATGACATACCTTCATATGATAGAGAAGTTTATGACATTGCATTAAGCATTGCAAGAACAATATTCTTTGGTCAATACAAAGATGACATAACTTATGGTGCAACACACTACCATGCCGACTATGTCTTTCCTTCATGGAGAAAAACTAAAACTAAAACTCTTATTGTAGGTAACCATATATTCTATAGATGGGAAACTAATGAATAACGATCCGGAAAACATAATGCCGGTTAACTCCAACGTAATGGAGTTTTCGTTCTTTTCTGAAGAAGAATGTGATGACATCAAAAAGTATTGTCATAATGTAGAAAAGAAACTTATAGACGATGGATATAATGAAGATACGGGTCATGAATCGTTAGGTGATGTAGTTACTACTGTTAACTACTTTCGTTATAACTTCTTTGCCGATAATCCACAGTATGCAGAAAGACTTGTAAATTGTTTACGTAAGACCAACCAATACCTAGAATGGCCAATTGTTTGTCAGTCATGGGTTAATTTATACCATAAAGGTCAAGGTATTGGTTGGCACAATCATCAAGGTACTATGGGTAGAAGCTTTAGCGCCAACATCTTTATCGATGGACCAACAAAACCCGGTATAACGTTTAAGCAGTTCGGCGAAAAGGCAAAGGTGATAGAGAATAAAAGAGGTTACATTCAGATATTTCCGTGTGAGTTAATGCATATGGTACCTCCAACTGAAGAAGAAAGAATCACAGTTGGAATTACTATACATAGTTATCCATCCATTACAAGAGGATTGATAGACCAACTTGCATTTAACTCGCAAGAACATAAAGGATCAATAATATTAACAAGGAAACACTATGGCAATTGACGGATTTTGGGAACACTACTGTTGTGTTCAAAGAGATATAATGGGATTTGAAAAAGGTGTACCATGCGATTGGTGCGATGAAGAAGATCCAAATCCATTTTCAATAAAAGTAATTGTAAGAAATGATGAAAGGCCTGTTCAAGAAGATGAATAAATTTGTTTATGATAATTGGAATATGATAATGAATGCAGACATCAATCCACTTAAAAACATACCGCACTTGAATACAAGGCATATGATCATGCAAGTGTTGGCATGGATGTGGTGTATAACATTTTCAATGTACTTCAGTAGTATGTGGATATTTGGTATTACGGCTATAGCACATATATTAGTATTAGCTGCAATAGTGTTAACCGTAAGTGCATTTGATGTAGCACAGAAACGACCAGAATTCTTCTTAAAGAAAAATGGTTATCATAGTTTCTCGAGAGCAAGACAATATATGTGGATAAACGGTAAAAAAGTTAAATTAGATCCTAATGATCCAGGAGGCGAGCATGAGTAGTAGTATATACGGTGATAGTGATTTTGATGTAAATTTAATGTTAGCTGTTCATATTGCGAACAGGTATAAAGATGATATAAAAATAGGTGGTATACACGAAAACAATCAAACAGTAGTTGATTGGGTTAATAATGCAAGAAAGGTTATCGATGAAAAAGGATAAAGAGCCAAAAGGCGAATACAAATTTAATGAAGATAATTATGTTGAAGAATTACAGAGAGTAATTGATTCAACTTATACTGGTCATTATTCTAGACAACATTTTCAGGCCACAGAGTTTATTATTGATGGCGGTCATGGTACTGGTTTCTGTATCGGTAATATTATGAAGTATGCTCAAAGATACGGTAAAAAAGGTACGAATGATGATGCTCGTAAAGACTTACTTAAAGTATTACATTATGGAATCATACAGCTATATGTCCATGATATAAATGAATCTGATAAGTGTGCTAATATAGACTCTGACATGCAAGAGTATAAGTACAACACCGATTAGTGTCAAAAACCTGACAATATAATGTGACATATTATTGTAAGTGTCATTTTTTTGACATCATATAAATAATAATGTAAGGAGCAATTATGCCAAAGATATCTGAAAACACCGGCGTTGAAATGCCAATACGAAATCTACTGTCAATTATTCTGGCAGTGGCTGTAGGTGTATGGGCATATTTTGGTATCATAGAAAGACTGAATAAGTTAGAAACAGATATCACATTAATGTCATCTGACTTAGAGAAAAATACAGAGTTTCGTATCAAATGGCCACGTGGTGATATGGGTTCTCTACCTGCAGATGCAGAACAGTTTATGTTAATTGAGCACCTCGCAGGTCAGTTAGAGAAATTAGCAAATAATATTGAAACTGGTAAAGCTCCATACGACCAACAACAAAAGCTTACACTCGATTTTTATAAGTCAAGAATTGAAAAACTTGAAGATCAAATAGAGAAGCTTAAAGATAAAGTATTAAACGGAAAACACTAATGGAAATATTTACAGGCTTTATTTTGTTAATGTTTATGAGTGGAGATGTAGAACCAACAGAGTTTACACCTCGCGACTCAATGATGGATTGTTTGAAAGTGAAGAGAAAAATTAAAAGAACTCAAGGACCCGGCGGACCAAGGTGGGTTTGCAAACAAGGCAAACTTGAAATGGAAATTAAGAACGGTGAAAAACA